GAGGCGGATCATCATGCAGCCAAACCTTCCACCACTGCCTTTTGAGTATCGCCCCCTCGTCATTAGTCGGCTGCTGCTGCCACTGAGCATTCCACTTGGATAGCCCAATGCTCATCTTCACCGCCTCTAACTCCGATAACTTCCAATACTCCGGCCACAAAGGATTGCCCGAAGGCAAAATTGCCGGAAACTCCAATACCTCCCACCTGTCCGCCTTCAACGCCCCCTGCTGCTTGAGCAAGCGCCCAGAGAGATCGTCCGTCCTCCACCGGGTGTTAATCACAATAATCGCCCCATTAGGCTGCAACCGCTGCCGAGGCCCCGACGTGTACCAGTTCCACGTGCTCTCCATCGCCGTCATGGACATCGCATCCTGCTCATCCAAGATGTCATCCAAAATGACAACATCCCCACCACGACCCGTCATCGCACCACCCTTACCAATAAAAAACGCCTCCCCACCACGGCTCGTGTCCCACCGCCCCGCCGCCTTACTGTCCGCCGACAAGACCATGTCCGGAAATAACTCCTTGTACTCATCACCACCAACAAGATTCCTGATCAACCGACCAAACCGCTGCGAAAGCTCCGCCGTGTGCGACCCAACAATAAGCTTGGACTCAGGCCTCTTGCCCATGAGATACGCCGGAAACAAATAACTGCCCATCTGACTCTTCCCATGCCTCGGCGGCATCGCAATCATCAGCCTCTTACACTCCCCCGCCACAACCCTGTCCAACGCCGCCGCAATCTTCCTGTGATGCGCACCCACAATCATCTCCGGCCACACATATTTACAAAAATCTAAAAAGTTCGACGTTGCCTTCTCACGCGCCGAAATCTGCGCTAAACGCAACTCCAAACGCAATTGCTCGGCCTGGACTTCAGGGGGAACGAACGACGGATCACGGACCTCGGGCATACCGCGAATTTAACACAGGGTGTTTTTTCATTCAAAATTTTTATAAAAATTTTTTGCCGATTAATTTTTTTAATTGACGGGGGTGTTTCACGTGAAACATGTTAGTGGACACTGACTAAATCTATTTTGACCAGTGATTATTTGCCAGAAATCGGGCTAAAGCCTGCGCAGCCAGCGCGCGGTGGCCGTTGGCCGCGAGCCAGGGCCCATGGCTTGTGGCTGGTCTGGAATGGCCGCAGGCACTCCACCGGGCACCGGGGCCCAGCTGCTGGGATAACGAGCTAGGGATCGATTACCAGGGAACATGGGCCAGCTGCAGCTGTATGTCATCCGGATGACATACAGCCAAGTTAAGCCAAGCGGGCCCAGCTGGCGCGCGGGTTCAGAGGGCCAATTACCTCAATTAGTGGGACCGGACCCTGCACCTGGACCCTGCACCTGGGCCCTGGGGCAGCAGCTCGCGCAGCTCGCGGCCAGGGACCAGGGCCAGCAGCTCGCGGGCCAGGGACCATGGGCCAGCAGCTCACGAGCTGGGGCCAGCAGCTCGCGGGCCAGGACCAGGGACCAGGGACTAGCTGCAGCTGCAGCTGCAGCTGGCCGTGTATGCATACGCGATTAATCCCGAATAACTGACCAGGGCCCAGGGACCATGGGGCAGGTTTAAGTGTCTACAGAGCAGCAGCTGCAGCCCGGGATTAGTCGAGCCCCGGCGCTAGCCTGCTGCGGAAAACCCAGCCGCAGCGGCCAGCTGTAACCCGTAAAAAAACCCGGCGCTATGGCCGGGTCTAATCGGGGCAGCTGGGGCTTTATGCGACTAGGTCCAGCAGCTCGCCTGCCTGGGCTTCGATTTCAACGCGGTCACTCTGCCAGGGAATAGTGCGCGCATATGCAGTGACAGCTGTCACTGCGTCCCACATGGTTTCCACCGGCCGCTGCTCGTCTCCGATATGGGCCGCTTCTATTTTCTTAGCCACCATGGGCCCGAACCTCTTGGCCAGGAATTCTCCGGCCTTGTCAAGCTTGGCCGCCTGCGCATTCAGCAGGGCGCCCTGCACATTAGCAGCGCTGCTGTTGGCATAGCTGATCAGAGCTGGCTGCACCTGCTCAATAAACCGGTCCGGCGCGCTGGCCGTGTGCCTGATACTAATCTCGTCCAGCTCCAGGGCGCCCCAGACGATACGGTTAGAGCAGACCTCATCGAACAGGAAAGTCTTAACCGTGAGAGCCCTGGCCCCGACTTGGCTATTAGTGACAAAAAACCCGCGAGCCAGCTGGCCGGTCTGGCCGTCTCGCCTGTTCGGCAGCTCTATTCTGTTCTGCTCGTCCGCCAGGAAAATGAACATGTCCCGGTCCCCACAGAACAGCGTAGTGTTGTCCCGGGTAATGTCCACCTGCTGGCCGAATTCTCCGGGCACTCTCCACTGGCCGGTGCGGCCGTCCCCGAACTGATGGACCAGGGCCCGGATGACATCGCTATTCCATACCCGGCCATATCGGGGCCCAGTCATAGCATGCAGCTGGGCAGGCGTATCACCTTGGCCAGCTGTGAGCAGGACACCGACATCCTCAATGTCTCTATCCACCTGCAAACCCCAGTTAATACAGTCAGCGGCCAGCGGGGCAGGCAGGCCCCGAACATAGGCAGCAGGTGCACCGGCCAGGGCAGCAGCCTGCCCAAAAGCCCAGTGAGTCGGTGCTGCCGCAGCTCCACTGGGGCCCTCAATGACTAGGCCCCAGTCATTGGCATGGGCGCCTTCAACAGGTACAGCGCGCAGCTGACGGCTGCTCACTACTTTAGCGCGCGAGATAGCGCGCTGGGCCTCAGCTGCGGCCAGCATCTCCGGCAGGCTAGTGAATCTTTCCTCAGCCGGGCGGCTGGTCCACTGTTTATTACATTGCATCAGCGTTGACATAATTTATTCCTTTATAAAGTATTAAGAGAAAAAACAGGTACAGCAGAGCATAGGGTAGTCGAAAATTAAAAAAGTTCCAAATTATTTTTTCTCGCGGCCGATATCCCCAGCGACATGGTGGCGCAGCAGGGCCCCAGGTGGCAGCGCCCGAGAAAACCGCAGCAGCTGCTGGGGCTCAGGTTCAGCAGCTGGGGCAGCTGTCCTAGTAGCATGCCATTGAATGGCCACATGTCCGCTGGCTGCATAGCAGCCGCCCTGCTGATCAGTAGCTACCCTGCGGGCCCCGGTCCCGTGGGCCTTAAAAACAATAATATAGTCACGCTCTGCCCTGGCGCATAACGGGCGCCCATTGCCGCATGTCATACAGCTGGCCGTGTGCCCGGTCTGCTCAGGGCACTGAATAAACCGGACGCCCCGGTAAACAACAGGGCCCAGCAGCTGCGCATGGATGGGAGCGGTAACGGTGGCAGGCCTGCCCAGGCCCCGGGCATGTACAGCTTGATCAGGCGTATCACAGCTGGCATTAATCACCGTCTGACCTGGGCCTGCTATTGGTAGCAGCTCCGGTGCAAAGTGCGAATACGTCCAGGCCTGCCCATTTTCGGGCACTGCCTGCAATAACGCTGCTAGATAATCCTGATCGATCTCTCCGGTTCCAGTGGCTGGGGCAGGGTGCAGCGCGCAGCTGCTGGGGCATGTGCCATAGGTGCTGCAGCTGCCTGCGCGATATGTCACTGCAATGGGGCCGGTCTTACTGTTGCCGCTCACAGGTACTGTTTTTAGCATTGTTCTACCCTCCACAGCTCGACTGCATCGCATGCGGACTGATCGGCCATTTTTTCCCTTAATCCTGGCTTGAACCAGTCCCCATTAATCCGCACCGCCAGCTGCTGGCCGTACATGCTGGGCCACTGGTATGACTGCTGCACACCTTCACGGGGCAGGTGCTGGGGCTGTACTGAATACAGCGCATGGTTACCTGACGGCAGAACAACCCGAACAATAGTCTCATTCATTTTTAACCCTTTCTGAAGTATTGGTCAACACGGCCAGCGCGTATTGTACACACTGGCCGCTGCACTGATCAAGCCCTTAGGCGAGCTGTAAAAGTGAATTCTTCCACTATCTCGCGAGTCTTATCTTCAAGGTTATTGTCCAGGTACTGATCAACAGACCTATCAAGGTGGCCCTCTAGGTTCCTCTCAAGCCAATCGTCTATCTTGCCCTCTAAATTGTCGTCCAGATAATCGGTAATAGACTCAGCTGGATCGAAGTTATTTTCCAGCCAGTCATTAATCGCCTGCCCCAGCTGCCCAGGGTGCAGCGGGTCCTGGCCCTGCTGCTGCTCGATCATTGTTTTTACTTCGGCCATGATCGAAGCCTTGAACCCTTCAAGCAGGGTGCGCAGGCCTGACATGTTCTGGAAAATGTACGGGGCCAGCAGCGCAGCTGTTGCATTTAACCGGTGCTCGCGCAGCTCAGCTGGATCAGTGTTTTGCGTCGTGTCGTTCATTGGGTGTTCCTTTCTAGGTTATGGCCACAGCGGCCAGTTGGTATGATACACAATAAAAAATAAAGTTCAACGGTTCCGGCCTAGTAAGCTGGCCAGGGCAATGATCCCCAAGAATTTACGCGCCAGGGCCCACAGCTCACCCTCTGCCTTTTGCGCCTTTTCCTGGGTTTCCTGTTGGGATGTCCGCAGACGTTTAGGCCTAGCGTAGCGATACCTTTTTCTGTATCGCATGGTCTAGCTGCCTAACGAGATTAAGCCGTCAACACTCACCCTTTCAATAAATATGTGGTCTCCCCAATCCTCACGCTGGGCCAGCTTGTCGATAGCTGCCCAGGTATCTAGCCAGCTGGGGCCCTGGGTGATCTCCCGCTCACGACTGTATGGGCTCACGACATAGCCACCAAAGGGCACAATTGAGGGTGCTTCAATATCCACGCCTTGAACGGACCAGCGGGTGGCAATAATCCCCCTTTGCTCTCCCCGCTCACTGGCTCGCTGATCCAGCTCGTTTTGATACTCGTCTGCCTTTTCCATCAGGGCAACGGCCACCGGGCCCAACAAAGCTAGGCCCTTCTCTGTGTTGCCCATGCCAATGTAATAACAGGCATTATGCAGAGCGCTGATCTGCTCGCGTGTGATCTCAAAAGTCTTCATTTTTTCCCCTCTAGCTCGACGAGCTCTTTAGCAATGGTATTGACAACAACCTGAACAGCGGTCAGCACGGCAGCAGGACTGTCTGATGCGGTGGCGATCTTCTGGGCGTACTCATAGGCCTGCTCAAGCGTGTCGCGAGAGCTGAACATTGAGTGACGCAAACGGGCCGCATACTCGCTCAGCTCGTTTTTATTGTCGGTCCAGTTGTGTGGCTTGATATACACCAGCGGGTTGTCTCCGAGCTCTTCAGCAACGAAGTACAAAACAGCAGCATCTACCCACACAGCTGAGTCAGGTGGCTTATTGGGCCTAACCTCGTGACTATAAACATGGACCACATAACGGGGTTGGCCGTGCAGCGATTCCCGAACCTCCACCAATCCCCTGCCAATGTTAGCCAGCAGCAGGCCGTCATCGGTAGTGGACGGATCACTCTCGTCGCGGATGGAGTGATCGGCCAAAGCGATCTCTCCGGTTCGCTGGTTGATAAACACAAAGTGATAGCCATTGCCCTTGGCCTCGGCACGGTTGAGACATTTCCACTCTTTCATCTTGGTATTCCTTTCTAAAGTATCCGGTCGAAGTGACCGTGAATGCATTACACACAAACTAAAAACTAGGCGCACGGGTCTCAAAACTGACAAGTCCTTTAAGAACCGCAGTAATCGAAACATCTGCCAAAAAGTCAGGCCCTTGTTTTCCTACCCTAGCCAGTGCCCTTTCTGCTGCTGCGTCCCACTCCTCTTGCTTTGGGCTGTTGCCTTTGAGCTGCTCCTGCACCAAATTAAAAGTGTTTGTCGAATACTTGTAGACCACAAAAGTCACTTTCATACTTTCTCCTTTCTGTCCGGTCGAAGTGACCGTATTCGTATGATACACGCTCTGCAAAAAAGTTCAACACAGGGGGCCGCAGCCCCCTGGTCAAGGACTACTGAGACCCTGGCCCGTTAAACACTCCCCGCTCATACAGCTGCTGCTTGTACTGCTCATCACCATCAAACAACCCCAGCTCAGGGACCTGCTCACCCCGGCTGCTCAGTTCCTCTCGATACTGCCCTACCTTCCACTCATTGCTGGCCGTCTTACCGTGCCCAAGGGCCCGAGACGCTGTGACAAACGCATTGGCCAACCACTGGTGCAGCTCATCGGTGCTGACTGTTTTAAGGTCGCTCATTGACTTTCTCCTGTATGTGTTAAAGAACGATGCGCCAGCGATTTCTCACTGACAACCTAATTGTATCATACATAAAACCAGATGTCAACCCCCTAATTCCAACAGCCGCAGCCGCAGCATGTGCCACTGCATGGTGGCCAGATTACAGGACCAGACCGGTGAGATGTCCAAGCCCACCAGGGCAAGATCAGCTGCCTGCTTCCCCTCGTACAGCAGCATGTCTGCCTTCTTGGCCGTGATCGTTTTAGGTGGGTGGTATTCCACCAGGATAAAGGTCGGGCAGCGCATATCTGAGTGCTTCATGTGGAATGCCACCTGATGGGGGCTAAGTGCCACCTTACGGCCTTTCTTCACTACCTTGAGCTCTACCATCACCAGACGCGACTGAAGCGGCCCTAGGGCCACCAAACAGTCCGGTATGCCCAACCCTACGCGAGACTCTAGCCGGGTGATCCAAGCATTAGGTAGGTTCTCCTTCATCCTCCGATACATCGCTATCTCGGGCTTCGCTGCCATATGCATTCTCCAGTGCTGCCAGGGGATTGAACGGGGGATCCTGCTCAGGTGTGATGTCCTTGGCCTCGATATCCAGGATCGCCTGCGGGGGCGGGCCACCATACAGACGCTTAATCTCCTCAAGCTTGCGCTCGACTTCCTCTTTGCTCATCGAGTCAATAGTCCCGTGCCTGATCTCCTTGCGCTCCACATAGATCGTTCCCAAAGCCATTCCTCGCCTCACCTCAGCCTGTACAGCAGCCCCGTAGGCCCCAGCTGATAGCGCAGCATCCCTGATCGTCTGGAGGTCCCTCATGTGCCTCTCAAAAGTCGTGCTGTACTTTGCAGCCAGCTCGGCCCTGTACTCCTGGATCGCGGCAACGACATGGGGATTCATGTCCGGGTTGGTCAATCTCCAGGCCGTGACCTTGGCGGAGGCTACGGAATACCCAGCGCGCAGCGCTGCCTCCTTCATGGTGACGGTCCCGTCTCCGCTAACCAGCTCCTGGACAAAGGTCCATTCTCTTTGCGTCAGCTTTCTTTTTTGCTTTTTCAATGGGGCCACCTTGGTAGTCAATCTCTTTTGCAGCTTATCCGGCAAAATTGGGGGCACATGCCAAACATCGCGGTAAGTCACTCAGTCCTCCTACATATCCAATAGCCCGACACGGATTCTTTTTTGATCGCGAACCGTCGAACAGGGTTCTTTCTCAGAAAAGTCTTCAGGGCGTTTCGAGCGGCCAGGGCATGATCTTTTCCTTCCAACAGAAAAAAGTCCCCCAGAACCATCGCCTTGAACGGATACCGGGCCCTGCCCGTGATCAGGTTGTACCGTACAGCATGTCTTTTTGGCCGTATGGAGGTATTTCCGGCAAGCTCTCTTGCCACATTTTCCGCTTGTCTTTCAAGGGTTTCGGTGCTTTCCATAGCCTCAATAATACCCACTTAAAACACCCTGCGCAACCCTCTCACCATACACCTCTCTACACCTCCTAGTACGCCTTTCTCTACACCGCCCCCCTCCAGCCTCCCACAAAACACCCACTTTTTGCCCAACAATGGCGGCCACAAGCCATTTCACCTCACTCTACGCCCGACTATACACCACTATACACCACTCACTTTTCTCACTATACACCACTCACCCCTATTTAGGGTGTTTTTGGTGTGAAAAAAAAAAATTTCAAAAAAAGTTGTGTGCGCGCATTCGAGAATTTTCTTTTGTGGGTACTTTTTACG